ATTCCCATCTAACGGGATTGTGGTTCTCGGACAAAAGACTCTTCAAGAGCTGCCTTCCGCACTCGACAGAATTAATGTTCGACGCCTTGTCATCTTCTTGAAGAAGCAAATCTCGATTCTTTCGACTCAGATTCTGTTTGAGCAAAATGTTCAAGATACTTGGGATAGATTTAAGGGACTTATCGAGCCGTTCTTGGCAAACGTTAAGACCAGATTCGGTATCACGGATTACAGACTCATCCTTGATGAGACCACCACGACGCCAGATCTCATCGATCAAAACATCTTGTATGCCAAGATTATGGTTAAGCCTGCCCGCGCAATTGAATTTATTGCGATTGATTTCGTAATTGCTTCAACTGGTGCATCATTTGACGACTAAAAATAAATAAAAACACTAGTTAAACTAGTTATTGTATAGGAGAAAATTTACAATGCCATTCTGGTCACAATCATTCGGGGAAGACGCTGAGCTTAAAGATCCAAAAAGAGCCTTTAGGTTTACTGTCAGCATCACAGGAATTGCCGCTGCAAACGGTGGTCCTCTTTTATGGTACGCTAACTCAGTTACCAAACCAACTTTTACGCTGTCTAGCGCAGAACATAAGTATTTAAATCACACATTCTATTACCCTGCTATGGTTACATGGAATTCTGTTGAACTTAAGTTGGTTGATCCGGGCGGCGATCCAGATGTTGCAGCTACATTAGCCGGTATTCTTGAAGGTGCAGGATACAAGATTCCATCTGATGCTTCTTCTAATAGTTTGTCAACAATCTCTAAAGCCCGCGCAACAAGCGCTTTGGGGCGAGTTGAAATTAAACAAATTAATGCAGATGGCAAGCCTATTGAAACTTGGACTCTTTGGAATGCGTTTGTTGAAGAGGTCGATTTCGGTGGAACTCTTTCCTATGGCGATGAAAAATTAACAGAAATTGGCTTAAAACTTAAGTACGATTGGGCTAGAATAGAGACAGAATCCGCAGGTGCATCGGTAGTGTTGCCAGGAAACCAATTCTTCAACGTATAAAAATAGAGGTGTATATTGTCAAGAAATAGAGATAGGATGGGTGTTGATAACACCCCCCAACAAGCAGAAGCTCCTATCAATCAAATGGTAAACAACGAACAACCGTTCTCGTTTGTTGTTCCTACTGAATTTGTAGAGCTTCCATCAAAGGGTAAGTATTACCCACCACAACACCCACTTCATAATCAAGAAGTAATCGAAGTCAAACAAATGACGGCAAAAGAAGAGGACATTTTAACTTCTCGTTCTCTTCTAAAACAGGGTGTTGCTGTCGATAGAGTTCTACAAAGCATAATCATCGATCCGCGAATTGATGCATCTTCGCTCTTGGTTGGCGATAGAAATGCAATTATTATATCATGTCGCGTATCAGGCTATGGTAGTGATTATACTACTAAGATCACTTGTCCATCATGTGGTGCTCAAAACGAATACACTTTTGATTTGAATGACGCATTTATAACATCCGGCGATGCACAGACTGCCACCCAGAATGAGAATGGCACGTTTAATACTGTTTTACCAAAATCCGGATTATCCGTTGATTTTAGGCTTTTGACCGGTCGCGATGAGCAGTTTTTAACTCAAGAGCAAACGACTAAAAACAAAAACAAGCCAGACCGTTTAATCACGACACAGCTAAAAGGAATGCTTGTTGCTGTTAATGATAACGACACTCCACAGGCTTTAAATTATGTGATTAACAATCTACCATCTATGGATTCCAAACATCTAAGAGATGTCTATAAAAGCGTTCAACCAAATGTGGATTTAACACAACACTATAATTGTTCTGAGTGCGGTTACGAGACCGATATGGAGGTGCCGCTTACGGCGGACTTTTTTTGGCCTAACCGCTGAGTACATGGAGTCAGTCTATGAGATATTTTTCTTTATGAAATACTCAGGCGGCTGGTCATTTTCTGAGGCTTACAATTTGCCGATTGGTTTGAGGCGGTGGTTCTCTGAAAGGTTGGTTAAACAACTTAAAGCTGAACAAGATGCAATAAAGTCTTCCAAGAAGTCTAAAGGTAGCTCAACGCATACTTTATCAGAACACAATCAACCAAAAATTCCAGAACATTTACGATAGTCTATGAAAGTCCAAGTTTTTGGGCTTTTACTATTTATATTAGCGAGGTTTATTTTACGTGGCTGATTTAAACGAAATTGTTGCGATATTAGAGCAAATTAGAGATGATACCGTACCCGGGTTAACTCAGGCAGTCAACGATCTGTCTCAGGCTACAACGAACGCCGGGGATGCATCGCGTGATGCCGCTGGTGGCGCTAGAGAATCAGCCGCGGCAGCTAGTGAACTTTCAGATAGTATGAGAGAGCTTTCTGATGCAACAGAAGATGCCGAGCAGAGCACTAATTCTTTCTCTGGTGGCTTATCCAAAATGGGCAAGGGTATGAAAGGTGTCGTTGGTGGCATTGGGCAACTTGGTGGCGCTCTGGCTGCTTTAGATCCCATGGCTCCTGCGAGAGACATAATGCAACTCACACAAGATATGAGAAGAAACTCAGGAATGAGTAAAGAGTTAGCTCAAAACATAGGTACCACCACAGATCAACTTAGGATATTTGGCGTTGATGCTCAAGAAGCCGCGGCAGCAACTAAGGCACTTTATGAGGAGACAACGGTTTTCTCTCAGATGTCAAGCGAAATGCAGTCTAATTTAGTTAAAGAGGCTGCATTAATGGCTGAGGTTGGTGTGAGTAATGCTGATTATGCCAAAGGTATAGAGGTGAGCATGAAAGCGATGGGTATGTCAAGTGATCAGGCGGTTGATAACTTGAGACAACTTCGAGCAACAGCGATAGATTTGGGTGTGCCAATTTCAACTTTGACAAGAGATTTTGGTAATAACGCTAATATGCTGGCAAAACTTGGTGATAACGGCGTTCAAGCTTTTGGAGAATTAGCAAGAATATCAAAGGTTACCGGATTGGAAATGAATAAGCTACTTGCTGTAACAGACAAGTTTGATACGTTTGAGGGCGCTGCCGAAGCAGCGGGTAGTTTGAACGCTGCTTTGGGTGGAAATTTTGTAGATTCAATGTCTCTCATGATGGAAACAGATCCCGCAGAAAGATTTAAAATGATTCGAGATGCTGTTGACGACGCCGGTGTTGCATTCGAAGACATGGGCTATTTTCAGAAAAAGATGATGGCAGATGCAGCAGGATTTAGTGATGTTGGCGAGTTTGCAAAAGCAATGAGTGGTGACATATCTGCTCTTGCTGGTGAAATGGGCAAAACTGATGCGTCTGTTGAGGCAGCACAAAAAGAAGCCTTCACAGTTAGAACTCCTCAAGAAATCGCTGAACAAATGGCTAACGCACTAAAACCAGCCTTTGGCGAGGTTGCAAATACTTTAGCTGATGCCGGCGAACAATTTGCGACTAAAATGTTGCCTGCGACTGAAGCACTAAACCAAGCGTCTATCAGCATGACACAGAGCGCAACCGGCAAAATGGACACAGGAATAATGGCATTCATTCTTGGACTAATAACTTATCTACCAATTATTATTACCAACTTTGGTAAATTTGGAGCAATCGCAAGTTCTGTTGGCACAATAATCTCTGGCGCATTTAGTGTTATAGGCGGTTTGTTTAGCGGAATCGTGACTGTTTTAACATCAAAAATTACACTGGTTATCGCTGCCGTCGTTGGTCTTGTTGGCGCTTTTGTGGGTGTATACAAGAAGTTTGATGATATTAAGGCACTGTTCGCTGGTGGTGAAATTATGGAAGGGATTAAATTATTCTTCTCGTCTGCCATCGCTGGTTTTGTTGCCACATTTGCTAAGATTGCTGCAACAATAGCAGAAGCTTTAGGTTTTGATGCTCCGTGGATACAAGAATTTAAGGCAATATTTGAGCCCGGTAATTTTGATGCTTTGGTTGACAAGTTTGTTGGCGTGTTTTCAAATATGAAAGCAAAACTTAAAAGAATATTTATTGAAATCCCGGGTGAATTTATAGGCTCGATTGTGGACAGTATAGTTGGACTTCCGAAAAGGTTATATGATGGAGCGGTTGAGGGTGCGAAAGGTCTATATAACGGTTTTAAAGAGTTTTTTGGAATAGCCTCTCCATCGCGACTCATGATGGATATGATAGGTGGACCATTGATTGACGGTATCTTAAATCCCTTTACAAAAATTGGAGAAATGTTAGACGGAATGAATCTTCTAGAGACAATGATACAGCCATTTCTTGATTTCCCAACAAAATTAAAAGAGTTGATGATTAGCGCGCTTGAGCTTATCCCAGAGCCCATTAAAAATCTGATTACAGGTGAGGGCGGTGTTATTGAAACAGCCGGCGATTTGGCGGGAATGGCAGCAGATAAGGCAGGCGCTGTTTTTGATGCGGTGTCTGGGGCATTTGATGATGAAGATAAGGAGCCGCAACTTATTACTATATCTCTGAATATGGATGGTCGAGAATTTGATAAAAAGATAATTAAAGTAGTGGGCGGCATCGCAAGAGACGCGACAGGGGTATAATACATGGCTAGAGACAAAACAGACGATAGTAATTTCTTTTGGCAAACCAAATACGGTCGCGATACAAGATATAATGAACAATTAGTCGACATAACGGATGCGTATGCAAATGAACTAAAAATGGTCATTTCATTCCAGCATATACCAACTGGAAAAACAGTCTTTTTCAAAGCATTTATAACAGATTATTCAGAAAGTTTTGTCAACGACTGGAAGGGAGAGTCGGTTTACGGTAGAACAGATCCAATTTACAGATATGGTGGAACTGAGCGAAGAGTTAAGTTAAGCTTTGATGTCCCAGCAGCATCTGAAAGTGAAGCGTATGAAAACATGGGCAGAATTCAAAGATTAGTTCAATTCCAATATCCATCATATTTTCAAACCGGCGATTTTGGAACAGAATTTACCATAGGTCAGGCGCCTTTAGTGAGAATCAAGGCTCTAAATTTAATCCAGAAGCAACCGCCAAAAAGCTTTGAAGGTCGCCAACCTCAAGGTGTTGCTGGCGAAAATAAAATAAAGAAAACAATATTTGACATCTATAAAAGCTCTCCACTACCAGAACAGGGGTTGTTGTCAGCGATTAATAATTTAAGTTACAATATTGAAATAGGAAAAGCCGCTCTTTTTGAAAAAGCTGCTAACACTGTCTTACCTCAAATATACAAGGTTACTGTTGATTTTGCCGTTATACATGAGAAAACAAATGGTTGGGATGACGATGGACAGTTTATTAACGAGAACCTACCTTATGGCGCAGTTATGTATGAGAATCCCAACAGAACAGTAGCTGCAGATGCGTCATACGCTGCGAGAATACAACTTGAAAGAGATAATCAAGCCGCAGCAGATATTGCAAAATCTAAATTTAATGGGGCTTTTGGCAAGATGCGCCGTAGAAAAGCGATCAAAAAAGGTGCAAGAGAAAACGCAACAGACTTCGAAAGAGCAATGGGCAACGAGGCAATGAATTCGTTGTCTCAGGAATCCCCAGAAACAGTAGCTGAAGAGTTAGCAAAAATTAACAAGTGATAAAAAATGCCCAGATATAAAAGAACAAAAATATTTACCAATGACGAAGAGTACTATAATTTTCTTACTAAAAATAGAAATATTAAGAAAGCTACGCATTACGCCACACCAATTTTAAGAAACCCAACAATTACGGATCGAACTTTATTACTAACAACTGCGCACATTTGGAGCTATGGGGATAGGTTTTATAATTTGGCGTTTAAATTTTATGGTGACCCAAGTTATTGGTGGGTAATCGCTTGGTATAATGGCGTTCCCACTGAGGCTGATATTCAAAACGGTGATTTGATAGACATACCAGTAAATTTAAATGACGCGCTAAGTGTTTTAGGAGTTTAAAATGGCAAATGAAGCTGAATTTACTACTTTTAACATAACCGATGATCAGGATATTACCCCAGCGGTTACTCAGGAAGCCTCACAGCACTTTCAAGACGCATTACAGTATTACTGGGATCAAGATAACAAAACAGAGTGGATTGATTCTGAGGGTAAGCCTATGGGTAAACCCTCGTCCGTTAGTGATTGGAGAAGAAACAATAGAAATGAATTCATGGGCGGTGGTGGAGTTAGTAATCCAAGATACTTTAAGCTTAATAAAATAATTAATAAATATGATATGTTTTTCCGTGCTCAGTCTGATGAGGAAATAAGAAAAGCACTTAAACCACCAAACGACATGGGAAAATTTGCCCAACAAGCGTATGCTGAGATCTTAAAAGAAAAAAACAAACAGGACAACCTGTTGGCTGCTAATGAGGATCCAGACACGGATTATGAAACGATTGAAAGCTTAAAAAAAGAAAATGAAGAACAACTTAATGAGGATCAAAAAGAAGCTAGGCAAAAAGCACTGGCAAACGCAGCAGCTAAAGCAGAAGAACAAAAAAATAAAGCAATACAATCAATTCAGCCAGCAAAATCGTTAGAATTTAAACAACAGAACTTTTTACAAGCTAAAATGCTTGATATTATTAAACATCGTCATAGGGTTATAGAATTTGATCCTGAAAGACAAAAGAGCTATCCATACCAAGAGGGTTCTCCAAATGCGTGCATCATGCTTCACGGCGATCCGGCGACATGCATAAATGATTTACTAATTTACCCGGATACGGAAACTTTCTTTCAGATGAAATCTGCTGATATAGCAAATTTACAACCAGAGATAAGGCTTTTTAAAGTTTTTACCGATCCTCAAACTAGAAAAGAACAAAACATTGAAATGAACTTTGATACTGCCCTTACAAGTCGTAGTTTGGAGTCACTTTTAACAAATAGAAAAAAAAGAGGCACCGGTGTTGGCATCAAAGAGTTTAACATAAGTTTTATTGGAACAGACGTTTTCTCGGCAAACAAATCTTTCAAAGCTAATCTTAAAATTTACGCAAACAGTTTTGAAGAGCTATTTGTGCCTCGCGGACCACCAAACAGAAGATATAGATATGTTGATTTAGCTCTCAAGACGGGCAAAAAACTGAACGAGGCTGTGTTTAACAAAATGAATGCACAAAAAGCTGGCGCCTTGGCTGAAGATTTAGCCAGATTGGATTATTCAATTAAACTTAAGCTTGGCATAAAAGAACCAAAGACACCAATAGCAGCAATTGTACCCGGAGATTCGGCTTCCGAAGGTTCAGTGTTAAAAAGTGCTCTGGGTAGAAATTCATTAACGTTACACTTGACACCAACCATTCACAGTTTTAATTTTAACCCTGATGGTTCCGTTATGTTTGAAATTGAATATCTACCCTTTCAAAATCAAAGATTTTCAGGCAATAATTTCGATGTATTTACAAGCAGCAACACGGTTAAGATGGAATTTGATTTAAAAACAAAATCTATACTTTACAAGAAAAAGTGCGCATCTGAGGAGTTAGATAATCTGAAAAAAGAACAGATGAAAAAAATAAGGGATCTAAGAAATGACGCGGTAGCATCAATCATATCAAACCTGCACAGTGGTAAAAAAGTTAACTATCTTCAAGTTCACCCCGAAGTTCTAGAAAAATTTACAAACAATGCAGCCGAATTAACTTTTGATGAAATATTAAAATTAAGTGAAAACGCTGAATTTGTAGGCAATGAGGGTAAACCAGAGGGCTTAGAAGATGACATTAATAAGGATGTTAACGATCCAAAACCGAAGCCCAAAATTAAAAGCAAAGTTAACAGCCCAACAATCAACACAATACCTTATGTTTTTATAAGTGACATAATCGATGTTGTTTTAGCATCAATCACAAAATCAATTTCACCACAGGAGATA